CTATCGGGAAACAGCCGAGGACATTGCGGCTCGGCTCTGACCAGCGATCAGCGCGTCGTAGTCGCGCTCGCACTGCTGGCCGGCGATGCGGGCGCGGTCAGCGTACTCTGCCAGCTCGCCCGCGCGCTCGTCAGCCCGGCCGAGCACGTCGGCAAGCAGATCGAGGGCGTCGCCGGTTGGCGGGCTTCCGGCGGTAGCGGTGGGATTGCGGGCGGCTGCGACGAGCTGGTCGACACGCTGCTGCAGGCTGCCAGCGGCAGCACGAGCAGCAAAAGCATCCGCGAGCGCGGCAGTGCGTTGTTGGTTCGCATTGTTGGCGATCTCCGATTGCGCCGCGGTGCGGCGTTGTTCTTCGGCGCGCGCTGCCGCAACAGCTTTGGCCTGATCCTTCTGCGCGGCGACGGTTGTCGCTCGCACGCCGTCGGCGTGCCCCTTGAAGTAGCAGCCACCGGCCGTGATCGCGAGCGACGCGATGAAGGCCAGCCAGAGGCGCGGGTCGAGGATCGTCATGCCGCCACCTGGCCACCGGCCGTCTGGTACGCGGCGAGCAAGCGCTCGATTTCGTTCTCGTGCTGCCCGTAGCCCGCGCCGGGCAGGCTGGCCCATACGTTCGACACCTTCGCGACCGCCTCGCGGAAACGGCCCGCATCGATCAACGGCAGCGCGCCACGCTCGCGCAGCTGCTGCAGCGCATAACGGTCCTGCGATACCGGGCCAAAGTCGGGCAACTGCAGCTGTGCCTGGTAGATGCGCCACCAGCGGTACAGGATCTGGTAGCGGCCGGCCGCCGTCGACGGAACAGGGATGTTGCGGTTGAGCACGTTCGGGTGCGCTGCGTAGCTGGAGAACAGCAGTGGCCGCGCCGGCGTCGAGCCGACGAGCACGTTGTACCCGTCATCGGACTTCGCGAGCAGCGCGGCGCCGATCTCGCTCGCGGCAATCGTGTCGAGGAACGCGATGCGGTTTTTGCCGCCCGCGGCGGCTGCGTCAATGCGTGCCATGGTTGTGCCCCTTCGTCCACCAGTAAGCCTTGCGCCCCATCACCCACAGGCACACGATCGCCGTGCCGACCGTCATCATGGTCTCGGGCAGGTCGATCACGGGCAGCATGCGGATCGGCTTCAGCACGTTGACGGCGGCCGAGATACCGACGATCGAGAAGCCGACCGTGCCCCACCACCCAGTCGCGATCGCGTCGGTGACTGCGATCCAGATGCAAAACGCGAGGATGATAAGGTTTGCGAAAACGAAAATCGTGACCATCACGGACCTCCGAAGATGCGTCGTTTCAAGGCCCCGATGAAGTCTGCGTTGTTGATTTCTTTGAATAGCTCTTTCGTGACGGCCAGGCCGAACAGCCCGACCAGAAAACCTATCGCCTGCTGCGCGCCGCTGTCGGTGATCGCGAACCAAGACACGGCGGCCGGGCCGCCGTAGTACGCGATCGCGGCACCGGACAGGAAAGACACGGCTTTCTGTCGCCCGGTCAGGCCATCACCGATGAAGCGCAGTGCGATCAGCGATCCGACAGCACCCGGCACGATCTTCACGAGCAGCGCGCTGGCGGCCGCCGCGAGGCTGGTTGTTGGTTCAGCCATTGTTGAGCACCCTCGCCATTGTGTTAATCGAGCGGCAAATATCTGGAGATCGGCGAATAATTCCGGTTGTCCGAATCCAAATAGACCACTCGCATATCGAGATTGTCGAAAAAAACCGACTCGCCAATGCTCGCACCAACTCTGAAAATGAGATTCGGCGATCCCGGGGGGATGAATGCACAAATCGTGAGCAGCCGCCAACGACCGCCGCCCGGATGGCTGACTACCGTGCTGAATGGATTGGAGCCCCAAAACAGTGATATCGATGCCGTTCCCGCACCGTTGGCCCATACCCATGCGCGGCATTCGACCCACTGACCATCGACGTAAAGTTCTGCGCTGGGCGTCAGCGTTGCATCGCCAAACGCTGGGCTCGAGCCGGCTACGAGTTCCAGTGATCCAGGCGATCGCGTATGCAGTCCGCCGGTATTGCTCGTGTTACGAACGGCCGAGCCGCCGCCAGGCGTGCTGAAGGTCCAATTTGACAGATCCGCATCAAAGGTCGGATTGAGCAACAGCTGGTTAGGATCTCGATGCGCCTTCGGCAGGCGGATATTCTGGCTATCGTTGAAGCTCCCGGACATGACAGGATATCCGGTCAGATTGAGCCCGGTCGGCCCCGGATTGAACCCGAATCCGTCCACATGAATCTCACCGTCACAATTGTTGTCCGTGAGAACACCGTTGTGCTGAACCCGTTGAGTCACATACTGAGTCGCTGCGATCGAACCGATAGAAACACCATCGTTCGGGGTCGAATGGATCGTGACGACGCCATTCGATTCCGCGCTGATAATCCCGTAACCGAGGAAGGTGAAAAATGCGTCGTATACCGCGACCTTCCAGTAGGTCGACATAGCGCCTGCAACCCAGTTCGGAACAGTAAGCACTGCGTTCTGACCTGACACCGACACCGCAGAAATTTTCCACAACTGCCGATCGTCATATACCTTCGCATCAACGTTAATCCCGGTCGAACCACTCGCGAAATAGATGCCGTTGTAGTAGCTGGTTGCGATCGGGATATCACCCGCCACCATTCCATTGTTGTAGTAGCGACCACCAATCACGCTGACGTTGTGCGCAGTGTCGTACGCGACAAGGCCGCCCGTGTAGTTGCCGGCCGCTTCGCAACCGATGTATTCGATGTCGTAGCATGCCTCACCATCGCCCGGCAAACCTGTATGTAACTGATCGCTCGCGATGGTGAAACCGCCGTCACCATTGCGCATTGCCTGCGACACGCAGAACTTGATCGCGTATGAACCCTGATTGACGTTGCAGCCCTCACGACCATTGTCCAGGAACTCACAGTCGTTGAACGTGATGTGATGCGTGCGGTAACGTAGAGCTGCACCGAAGGCCACGGTATAGGCGTTCATACTAGACGGCCCCGGACGCTTCCTCTGGAAACCGTACCCGTTTCTCCGGAACGTACAGCCGGTAAAACTCCCATACTGCGATCGATTCAATTCCAGTCCGAGATTTGCGTTGTCATCGAAGTGGCACTTCACGAAAGTGCCAGCGTAGGTTCCAGACACGCCGCTCAGGTTTTGGCGTACACCTTGGTGTGCGCTATTGATGACGTTGACGTTTTCGAGGCGAGGATCACTACCGAGCAAAAAGCACACGCCAATTGGTGTTGTGCCGATAGTAAACGCCATCTGATTACCGTCGATCGTCAAATCCTTTACGCTGAGACGCGTTGCACCACTGAAGTCGAGATGCGTGGTCCCAATGCCGGACGTCATCCACATATTCGGCTTGACGATGATCGCCGCGCCATTTCCGAAAATATTGACGTCAGAGCGAATCACTGGGTCGAGCGGTCCGACGAAATACTTCGCCGTTCCTCGGCAGGAAATCGTAGTCAGACCTTCAACGTTCACCACTTCAATCAGGGCGTTCCAGGCTGCCGTATCGTCAGCAATACCATCGCCCACCGCCCCAAAAGTTTCAGGTCCGATCGGTAAGGTCTTGGCACGTTTCCAGCGCCCACCATCGAACGCGACGATGACTGTCCCACTGTTGTCGTCGCTCGAATGGTCGGATGGATCAAGATAGTAGGCGCCGCCGCCGCCGTCTCCTGCTTCGTGATACCCAACAACAAAAACGTCTGTCGCAAACAGCTTCGAAACAAGGCGCAGCATTGCAATGCTGTGCAGTACCGGCGTGAGCACCGAGCCGATGGTCAGATCGATTGCGAACGGATTGCCCGCATTGTCGAATCCGAGCGCCTTATTCGCGCGCGCGGCCGCCGACGGCAGCGTCATTTTCGGATTGATATCGGAGCGCGGCGCACGCACTGCATGCGACAACCCGAAATTACCGTCTTGAATCGCCATCCAGATCCGGTCGAAATCAGCATTCACCGTATCGGCGAGAAGGTCGCCGTTGTCCTGATAGTCGGTGTCGCGCTCGATCGAGATCTCGCGATAAATCGTGATGATCGAGCCGGCCAAAGGGGCAGATGCGAAAGTCACGGTTCCGCCTGATGACTCACCGATACCGTCGATCGTGTACTGCACACCGACGTTCTGCTCGGCATCGTCTACCAGGACGACAAGGTCAGCACTTTCGAGAATCGCGAACGGGAAGGCGAACGCTTTAGTTGCGCCGTTCCCGACGTATGAAATGCTCGGATTTTGGACGGGGACGGTCACGCGGCAACCTCTCTACGGAAGGCGCCGCGGCGCGGCGCTACACTTCGAGCGTCACCTCATGGACGCCCACTGATGGACGCCAATCGTGCCCCTCAGGGGCTGTCGGATTCCCGACTATCCGGCCAATACGCACCGGGCTTTCGAGGATCGCGGATGCGCCCGAGTCGATGAAATCGTCGGGCTGCCGTTTCACTAACGGGTTGAAGGACTGCATCTGGTCCCATACTGGACTGTCGAGCACATCGACGTGTGCCCAGAGGACGCCCGACTTCAGCGGCGGCTCGATGCCCGCGAGGATCTTCTCGTTCTTGTTGACGGTCGCCGCGGTATCCTTCACGCCGCACACAAGCTTTCGCTGGCGCAGAGCCTTACGCAGCAGCTGCGGCACGAACGAGCCGACACCGTTCGTTTCGACGTAGATCAGCGGGATAGCGAAGCGCTCGACCAGATCACATACCTGCATGACCTGGCCACCGGTGATCTTCGAGTTCTCGCCGCTCGAAAATTCGGCGAACTCGCCGAGCATCGCCTGAGCGACGTGCCAGTAATAGTTTCCGGCCGCATCGTCGAGTACCAGAGAAAACGCCGAGTCGTCGCTGCCGACCTTGCCCGTCGCGCAATCCCAGTACGCGCGCGCGCTGACGATGCGCGTGCCGCCGAGCATCATGCGCATTTCGTGGTTCGCTCGCTCGACGATCGGGTGCACGTTGTACGGCCGAAGCTTTTCGGGATCGAGCCGGACCTCGGTGAGCGGCTTCGCCTCAAGTTGGTACTGCGAATCCCAGTAGTTGAGCGTGCGGCACTTCTTGCGGCGCTTCTCGATGTCGTCGCGCGTGAAGCGCTCAGGCCACGCACAATGCGCGTAGATGTCGATCACCGTGCCGGGCGGCCGCGAGAAGACGATCTCGTGCCCCTCGACGCGGTAATCGACGCCCTCGCGCAGCAGGCGCGCATGCTTAAAGATGCCGGCCATCACGTACAGACCGTCGTCGCCGGGCGTGAAGTCGAACCGGTAGCGCGTCTCCGATGACGTGTCCTCGTACCGTACGCCGGCCTCGAACAGCGGGATCTTCAGTGACGCGGCGCCGGCCGCGATCAGCTCAGGATAGATCGAGTCGTGCGTGTGCGGCGTGCCGATGTACGTCTCCTGGCCACCGGGCACGAGGATGAAGGTCGCCTCCTGAATCTTCAGCCGCAGGTTCTCGCGCGCCTCGGGCGTACGGATGTTCTTCGGCACCTCGACGTCGTCGTAGTCGATGCTGTCCGCGCGCGCAGACGTCACGTTCTGGTCGACGCCGACGGCCGTCATGCTGGCATTGCGCGGATCATTCGCGCCGTTCACCCAGAACATCTGCGCACCGGGCTTCGTCGGCAGGATGCCCGCGCACAGCGGGTGCCGGCGCAGCACGTTGATCACGTCGCGGGTGAGCTTCTTCGACAGCGGGCCGTCGGCCGACCAGATCAGCGAGCGCAGATTCGGATCGCAGTACAGGCACCACGCCTTGAACACGGCGTAGATGGTCGACTTTGCCGCACCGCGGAACACCTGCAGCACGCGCACGGGGTCATCGCAGGTCTCCAGCCAGTGGCAGACCCGGACGTGCAGCAGAGGAACCTTCCAGCCCTGCTGCTTCGCCCACATCAGGAAAAAGGCGAGGAACCCGACCTTACGATTTTCCATGCGCGCGCTTATCGAACTCTGCTTTCCGCGCGCGCTGCTGCACCTGGTCGAGCAGCCGCTCGGCCTCTTTCTCGGCAGCAGCAACCTCCGCGTCGAGTTCGGCCTCGGTCTCGCTCACCCCGCCAGCGGCCGCGCCGTCGCCACCCTTGCTCGCAAGCTGGATCACGCTCACCAGCGAGTGCACGCGGCCAATCAGCATCACCGTCGCGGCCGCGTTCTTCTTCGACCAGTAGCGGTCGCCGCGCGTCGCCTTGTCCATCGCCGCGAGTGCGACGCCCGCGCCCGGCCAGCCTTCCGGATCGGCTTCGTCGAGAAACACGTCGGTCAGCTTCTCCGACAGCGCCTGCAAACGCTCGTATTGATCCTGCCGCATCATCCCCCCTGAAACGCGTTCGCGAGATCCGGAGCACGCTGCGGTGCGCTCGTGCCCGGCTCCCAGAAGTAGTCATTGTGGTATTGCTGGCGCGACTTCGCCACGTTACGCGATGTCACGCCAGGCGACAGGTTCTCGGCGATGTTGTCCCAGATCAGCCGGTTCCACACCGTTTTCCAGAACCAGAGATTCACGAGCGGCATATTCGACTGCGCGACCTTCAGCAGGTCGGCAGATAGATGGGTGTCCTTTCCTTCAGCCGCCGCCATCGCGTTATCCGAGAACGGCGTTACTGCCTGAATAGCGGTCGAAACCAGCGGGCCGCCAACAACGCTGCCTACCGCTTCTGCCGGATTCTTGCCGGTGAGCATAGCGGAAAGCATGTCCCCGGCGAATCCAGCGCCGCCCCCCTTCGTAAATGCCCGGAACCAGAATCCACCCCCATGCTTCACGTCGTCTGCCATCGGCTCAGGGTCCTTGCCGAGTAGCAGATTTTGCAACTGGACAGCCATCGCGCCGAGCAGCGTTGTGCTGACGACGAGAGCTGCACCGTACGCCATCGGGCTCGCGAGCGTCGGTGCGCCCTCGACACGGTAGTCGCCCGAACGCCGCATTTCGCCGATGCGCCCCCAGTGCCGAGAGATCATCGCGAGCGGGAACGACTTGAACTGCAGGAACGTCTTCTGCAATTCGCCTTGCAGGGTTCCGGGTGACGCCGCAGCGAGCACCTTCGTGCGCAGATCTGGATTCAGCACCGCGAATTCGCCTTCGTCGCGGATCATGCCGAGCAACTTCGGCACAACGTCGGCGGCGCGCGCATCACCGGTTCCGTACAGTGCGTCCGGCGTCAGGTACTTCGATCCGTTGTACTCGCCCGGCGTGGCGCGATTCACGAGCGCCCAGTCGTCTTCCGTGATGCCGGAGCGCGTCAGCGATCGCCGATCCCACTCGGTGAGCTTGCCCCACTCCGTACCACCGATCTCGGCGAGGCCGCGCATCATCTGCGCCTGGAACGCGGTGCGCATCGCATCCGTCCAGCCTGTGACACCGCCGAATTTCATCGTCTGTGCCGAAAGCCATTTCGCCCACGTCGTCGCAAGGTGGTCAGTGCCCCACCGATTCAGACCGTGCTCCAGGGTTTCGGCGATCAGCCCCTGCGACGTGAGCCACCCGCGGTAATCCTTCGATCCAGGCGCCATCAGTCGCGTTGCCGTGCCGAGCGTCTTGAAGAACGGCACGCGGTTGTATCCGGCCGTGACGAACATCGTGCCGACGTCTCCGAGTGCGGCGAGAATCGTGCTCTGAAGCTTGATCGCGCTGACCGTGGTACGGATCGTCTCCATCTTGCGCGCGAGCGCCGGATTGACGGGCGTGTTGGTCGCGCCGGTCACGTAGTTCCAGTACGCACCGATCGACGTCATGCCGCCTTCGAGCGTGCGCATTTCCGTATTGTCGTGCAGAGCGGTCAGCTGCATCTGCGTGCGCATGTTGCGCGTCGGGTTCGGACCGTAGCGCTCGACGAGTGCGATGTTCTTCGACATGCCGCCGACGTGGTCGATCAGTGCATTCAGGAGCGAGCCCTCGCCGTACGTGCGGTTGTACTCGATGTGCGCGTCGGCGTTCTGGAAGTGAAGCACGCGGTGCTGCGAGCCGGCATTCGCGCGCGCGGCGCCGCCGGTCGTCTCGCCGGGCACGATCTTGTTGACGCCGCCGTACGCGATCGTGTCCCAGACGCCCTGCTTGCGCGGCTCAACGCCCATGCCACGCGCGGCGATGTTGCGCGCTTCCCACGCTTCGCGGTCCTCGCCGGTCAGCACGCGGCGCAGCGCAGCATCGTCAAGCGGATTGCCGGCGTCGTCCAGATACTGCGAGCGGTCGAGACGGGGCAGCACGAAGTCGGCCCACGCGTGCCGCGCGGCGTCGGATCCGTTACCGAGGATCTTCGCCTGCGAGTGGCGGATCGGCACATAGCCGTAGTCGAGCTGGCCGACGTTGCCGCCCGCCCGGTTGAAGCGCTCGCGCATCGCATTCGACGTGCCGCTGATCTGCTCGGCGGCCGCCTTCGCAACCTCGTTTCCGGTTGAGCCGTCGGCGCCGCGGTAGATCTCGCGAATGATGTCGCGTTCCATCGCCGGATTGTCGACGTCGAACGCGCGCGCGAGGAAATTCTGACCGTGCTTCATCGCCTCGATCGCGTCCATCGTCTGCCGCATGTAGTCGGCCTTGATGCCGCCCGCCAGCTCGTACGTGCGCTCGATGTCCGATTTGACCGCCTTCTCTCGCGCGCGCTTCGCATGTGCGCGTTCGGGGTCGGCATACAACGCTTCCTGAATCCGGTCGGTCGTTTCGATCTGCTTGGCGATCTGCAGCTGCTTGCGCGCCTTGTCGAGGTTCGCTTCGCTTTCGAGCTGCTGCCGTGCCCACTCGGCGCCGGCCTGCACGCGGTCGGCCTCGGTCATCGACCGCCAGGCGGCCGGGTCTTGCCGCGACACGGCGCGCATACCGGCGCGCACGCGGTTCTCGATGCCGTCGAGTTCGGCCTTCGTCAGATCGCGGCCGGCCGCCTGAGCGACCGCCGCTGCGCATTTTGCGTGCATGGATTACCTCATGGTGGAAATGAAGCAGTTCGCGGCAACCTCGAACAGCTTGGAGTCCGCGATAGTGGCGGCGTGCTCAGCGTCGATCGTGTCGAGTGCGTCGCGCAGCGAGCCGCGGAACTCGCCGGCCGTGGCGTCGAATTCGACCTGTGTATCGGGCGTCGCCGCCGCGGCTTCGCGCAGGTTCGACTCGACGGCGGACGTCGGCCGCGCGGCGGGCTCGCCCGCGCCGGTCAGGTCGCGCACCGCAGCGGCCAGAACGTCAGCGCTCGACGGCGCACGCGCGGCGGCCACGGCGCTCGCGATGCTGGGCGTCTGCTCGGCAGCGGAAGCTGTCACGTCGGCGCCGCGCTGCGCAGCCTCGGCGCGGCGCACGGCCGGCGCGCGGTCTGCCTCGCGCTGCGCACGCGCGAGACTCGACACGAAATCGGCGATTTGCGTGCGACGCGTGGCCGGCACGTCGATGCCGGCGCGCGCGGTGCGCATCTGCTCGATCTGAGAGTCGAGCGTCGGCAGCTGGTCGCTCGCACGCTGCGCTTCAGCGTTCTGCCGGATCATCCCTTCCAGCCGCGCGACCTGCGCCTCGTGGTCGGCCTGCGCGGCGTCGATGCGGCGCTGCGCCTCGGCGGCCGCTGCCTTGTACTTTGCGCCCTGGTCCTGCAGCTGGCGCGTTAGTTCCTTCACGCTTTCAGGCGACGTGTCCGGCGCGTTCGCGCGCAGCTGGTCGAGTTCGGCGCGCGCCTGTGCCACCGCGCCGGGATCGGCCAGATTGGCCGCAGTCGACGCCACATCGCCGCGGTACGACTCGGCGTCAGCGATCAGCCCTTCGAGCGCGTTCGCGCGCGTGACGTCGTCCGGCGTGAAGTACCGCGAGACGTCCGGATAGCCGCCGTCGTCCATCTGGCGCGCGGCGAGTTCGAATGCGTCCTGATGCGCGGCCATGCCGTTCACGTCGTCCGGCGTGCCGAACACGTATGCGTCGTCGACGATGCGCTGCCCTCGTGCCATCAGCGCGGCGTCGACCTCCTGCGGCGATGGGTTGAAGCGAAGATCGTCGCCGACGCGGTTCGTCAGGTAATCGTTCACGCGATCCATGTACGCGGCCGTCTCGGCGGCCGGCGGCCGCTCACCGCGCAACACTGCAGCAGCCTGCCGCGGGCCGCCGTTGTAGTCGGCGATCATCGCCTGCACGTTGCCGTCGTACTGGTCCTGCGTCGCCTTCAGGTAGCGCGCCATGCCGTCGATCGACTGCAGCGGGTCTTTCGGGTCGGTCACGCCGAACTTCTTCAGGTTGTCCGGCATCATCTGCGCGACGCCCGCCGCGCCCTTCGGCGAAACCTGATTCGAGTTCGATTTCTCGCCCGCGTGGATCAGCGCCAGCATGAGACTGGGCGGCACGCCCTCGCGCTGCGCGGCGGTCGTGATGTAGGACGAAATATTGGGAGAATCGTACGGCAACTGCTTGCGCACGGCGACGTCGAGCGTCGGTAGCGGCGTGGCCGGGTCAGCGTTGCGTGCGGCTCGTCCCGCAGCGGCCATTCCGCCCGCGTGCACACCCCCAAAGAAGCCGGCCATCAGCGTCGAGGCCGCGAGATTCGTCGGGTCGAGCGGATCGATCTGGTCGGCCAGGTGATCGTAGCCGGCATTCTTCAGAATCGACTTCTCCGCAGTCGCCTGAGCTACGGCCATACCGGGACCGCCGACCGCGACGAGCCCGAGCGTGCGCGCGATCGTCGATCCACCGGCGGGCAGCAAGGCGCCGGCCGCGCCGAGCGCACCCTCGACTGCACCAGCGGCAGACCGCGTGCCGACATCGACGCCTTCGCGCTTCAGTTCCTCCGCGCGGCCAAGGCCGATCGACGTGCCACCCACCGCCGCGCCGGCCACGGGACCTCCGAGGACTGCGGCCGGCACAATCTGGGTCAGGCCGCTGACGGCGCCTTGCACGGTCTGGTCCGTGGTCGTCGTGTTGTTCGGGTCGGGCCGCAGCATGTCGGACAGGCTGTACAGTCGCTGCCCTGCGGCCGACGTGAATAGCGTGCCCTCGCGCTGTTTCCTGAAGGTCTCGCCGAGGCGCCGGTCGGTTTCCTCCTGCATCTGTGGATTGAGCAGCGATTCGCTCGGGTCGGTCAGGATCTGGCTCGCGCCGGACGTCAGGTCCGCTGCGGCGCCCGCGAGGCGCGCTGCACCCTGCACGGCGCCGAGGCTGACCGCCAGCCCGACCGAGCCAAGCCCTGTCGACGACTGCGGCTTCGGTTCGGGCGGCAGTTGCACGTTGCCCTGCCCGGTCAGGTAGGCGCTCGTCGTGTCTTCGTAGAGGGGATCGATTGGCATGTCAGCGCTTCGGTACGGGCTTCGTCAGGTGGATGAGCAGCGGTGCGCCGCTCGCGTCGGTCACGGGCCGCGCGCCGGTCAGCACCGTGTAGGTGCCGCCGATGCCGACCCGCTGCAGGCGGTAGCTCGCGAACTGCTGCATGAACTGGTCGACGGGAATTTTCGTGCCGTTCGCGATGACGCTGTCGACCAGCCGGCCGCCAGGCTGGTTCTCGATGTTCGAGACCGAGGCCGCCTTGACGCCGCCGTCGAAATCGTCATCGGACCATCCCCACGGCTTCGCGGCCATGTACCGGTCGCCGCGAGGATCGACGCCGCCAGTCTTCGACAGGCCGCCGGTCGCCACGTTGACGCCGGTCAGGATGTCGGTCGAGTTCGGCACGTCGCGGCCGTTCTTCCGCGCGCTCGCGACCGCCGCGAAGTACGCGGTCTCGCGCGCATCGCCGAGCTGCTGCGGCGGCAGCGCGTCGCCGATCTGCTTCGCGATCGTGGCCTCCAATCCGGTCGCGGCCGCTGCATCCACCTTCACGAGCTTGTTCGACAGTGCGTCCTGTCCGTCCAGGATGTACTGCGCAACGGGCATACCGCTCTGCATCATCAGCGGGCCGCCCGACGGATCGGCCGCACCGGCCTTCATCGCGAGCGCCGCCGCCGGGCTCTTGTCCTTCCACTGCTCAGCCAGGTCGTTGATGCGCGCGGCGTTCCCCATCGAGCGACCGAGCATCGCGAGCGCCTGCGCCTTCGTGTTCGTCGGCAGCGCGTCGACAGTCTGGAGCACGCTGCGCGCTTCGTCAGGCGTCAACAGCGACACGCGGCGGCCAGCCTTGTCCTCGACGACTGGCGCGAGCTGAGCGCGCGCCGCGAGCGACGACGCGAGCTGCGTGATGCCAGACGTGTCGATCGCGGGCACGCCGGCAATCGCACCGCGCTCCAGCGCCGCATTCCATGGGTCGCGCTTGTAAGCTTCGTCAGATGCCGTCAGGATCTGCTTCTGCTGCTTGATGGCAGCAGCTTCGATCGGATCAGTACCCGCCTGATTTTGCTTTGCCTCGTTGGCCTGCACTGCTGCGCGCATCTGCGGCACCGAAAGCGTCGAGAAACCGGCGCCGGCTGCCGCGCGCACGATCAGCTGCTGCGCCTGAGATTCGAGCGACGTACCGCGCGTGTCCGCAATCAGCTGCTGTGTGTACTCCGGAGTAAATCGCTTGCCCTGCGACATCAGGTCGGTTCCCTGATTCACTGCCGTAACCGCGTTACGCTCGCGCGCCTGCTGCTCACTGTTCATCTGGTTCTCCAGCGACAACCGGTTCGACACGACAGACGCGAGCACCTGATTGCGCTTGCCCGCGTCGAGCTTGCCCGCGTAGTAGCCGTCCGGCGACGTCAGATCCTTCTCCAACTGCGTGAGCGCGGCGAGGTCGCCCGTGCCGCGCGCTGCGATCGCCGCCGACTGCGCATGCGCCGCGTACTGTGTGTCCTGCCAGTCCTGCGCTACTTGCATCGCACGCGGCTGCGGAATACCGGCTGCGGCCGCCGCGCTCAGATACGCCTGCTTCGTGCTCGCGACTGTCCCGTCGATGCTGGCCGGATTCGTCGCGATGCTCTTGCCGGCGGTGTCGAGCAGCGTCGCCGCGTTCGTCGCGATGAGCTGCTGCGTGTTCTTCGTCAGCGCCTCCTGCATGCCGAGCGCGACCGTGCGATCGAGGCCGGCCGACTGCGTCGTCGCGATGTTTTTGTAGTGGCCGCCCGGCAGCGCGCCGATCGTCGACTCGAACGACTGCTTCTGCGCGTCGGCCACCTGCTGCTGGTAAGTCGGCTGATCGATCGCACCGCTTGCCAGCTGCTCACCGGCCGTCTTCATCGCCGACTGCACATTCGTCGCGTGCGACTGGTAGGCGACAGCCGCGTTGGTGCGCGCGAGGTCTTCGTCGAGCTTCTGTTTCTGCTGGAACAGGCCGGCCGCGATCTGCGTGCCGGCATCGCCGATGCCCTGCAGTGCGCGGCCGGTAGCCGCGCCGAACGCGTTCGGGTCAGCCTGGACCGCCGGCGCGGGCTGCGCAACCGCGCTTGCCGGATCGCCGAGTGGGATTCGTGCCATGTGTCCTCCGGATTACGAGCTGGCGAGCGACTTCCAGCCGGTGATGAACTTCGACGCACCCGACAGCACCGACCCGAGCGCCCCCATGTTTCCAGCACGCTGCTGCTGTTGGCCGGCCGCCAGCGTCATCTGCGCCTGCCCGCGCATCGCCTGCGCCTTCGTGTCGGCGCTCAGGATCGTGTTCAGCGCGTCAGTCTCGGTGTTCTGGCCGATGCGCTCGCGCACGTCGTTCGAGGTGCCGGTGCCGACGTTCACGCCCGACGCGGCGAGCGCGGCCGTCGCCTGCCCGGTCGTCGTCTGTCCCTGCTCGCGGATGCGCTTCGCCTGCTGGTAGCCGGCGGCCTGCGTCTGGTCAGCCTGCATCAGCTGCTGCTGCGCGCTGAACTGCGCGGCCTGTTCGGCAGCCGTGCCCTGCTGCGCCGCGCCGCTTGCGGACGTCAGCACGGACGCGACGGCCGGGAGTGCCTTCGCGCCAGTGGTCACGGCCCCCATGATCGAAATCGGGTCACACATGCGGAACCTCGAAAGTGATGACGGCCTCGATGAGACCGAGCGTTTTGTAGAAGCGTGCCGTCTGCTCGACGTGCACGCCAGTGGAAATGCCGAGGAACGTGTCGATCGCGCCGCGCTCGCACGCCCACGCGCGATAGGTGCGCACGAAGCGCGCGGCAAGCATCCCGCCTCGGTGCGCCGGATCGATGAACAGGCCGAAGTCGCACGCGATCCTGTCCTCGGACATCCAGTGCTCCATGACCATCGCGGCCATGACGGCGATCGGTCTGCCGTCTCGCTCGGCCATCATCAGGAAGCCGTCATCGCTCGCAATCAGCCGCTCGAACAGCGCAACAAGCTTCGGCGCGGAGAAGCGGTAACGCCGGTAGCGCGGCGACTCGGCGGCCATCAGCGCGCCGAGTTCGACCAGCGCGGGCACATCGTCAGGGGTAGCGTTGCGGATCATGGTCAGCCCGTGTTGACGGTGAACTGACGCAGGAGCGCGAGCACGTACCAGTCGTACGGCTGGTCCTGCGTGATGGTGATTTCGGACGACGAATCCCATCCGAATTCGGTGATGTCCTTGTCGCCCGTGAATGGCTCAGGCGGCTTGTTGAGCACGTTCTCGCCGAACTCGCGGAAAGGGATGATCTGGCCGTTGACCAGGCATCGGATCGTGTTGAGCACGCGCAAGATCACGCGGCCCGTGCGCTGCTGGTTGCCCTGCGACGTGCCGAGGCCGCCGGACAGGTTCGGCGTCAGCGCCACGATCGTGCTGTCGTAATGCAAACCGATCTCGAATTTCTTCGCCGGCCGCGGCAGCGTCACCTGGCCGCTCGCAACGGTGAACTGCCCCATGTAGACGCCGTCGGCCTTCACGTCGCACGTCTTGCCCTCCAGCGCACCGAGGCCCGTCCAGACAGCACCACCCGCGTCGCTCGTGCCGACGATCGCAGCGTCGGTCTGCACGGTCGGGTCAAGACGCTCAACGTATTGCACGGAGGAGCCGTTCACCGTGCGCTGCACGACCGCGAACAGCACGTCGCCGTCATCGCCCGGGATGCAGCAGACCGACTTGAACAGGCCATCCGTCGTGTGCCGGGCGAAGCCGCACACGTTCTCGTCTCGATCATAGGTCATCGAAACGAGCACGCCGTCGGCGCGCACCATCCAGACGATAGGCGTCGGCTCTGCCTGAAACGCGAGGTCGACGACACCGGATTCGGTGATGTGCGCGGCGAGACGCGTGAGATTCTGCGAGCGGAACGAATCGGTGTTGAAGTCATACGCCATCGAGCGGAGTTTCTTCGCGGCGCGCTGCGGGAAGATCAGCTCGTTGCCCACACGCACGGGGCGCGGGCGCGCGCTCCCGTATATCGACTGGCTGCGCACGTTGATGTTCGTCGGCGTGATGGCGCCGGCCGAGCCGCCGTCGACTGTGAATTCCTCGCCCTGCGTCAGCACCGTCAGGATGCGCGATGACGCCAGGTGCATTATCTGGTTCACCTGGTCGGACGCGACGTCGTACGAGAAGCCGTCGCTGTCGTTCGTGCCCGGCGTGTAATCGTAGTAGAGGCCGATGCCGCTGGCCCAGATACGCTCAGGGAAGCCGCTGGATCCGGCAGAGTACAGACGCTGCTGGTAGAGGCTCACCGCACACGGATAGCCGTCTACCGGGTTCCACATGAACGATTTCAGTGACCAGCCATTCGGAGGCGCGGTGATCGTACCTGACAGCAATCGGACGATTCGTCCGTACGCCTTCGACGGATTGACCACTTCCGTCAGCTCAACCAAGCCGCCATTGATCGAGACATACGATCCGACGTCGGTCGTTCTCCATGCTTCACCGGCGCCGTGCAGATACATCGCACCGAGCGCACTGCCTTCGAGCAGCGTGCCTGAGAAGTTGAAGGTGATATGGGTCGCGTCGGGAACAGTCGCGACACGATACAAACCATCGAGTCCGGCAGACTCGAATCCAGACAGCACGATCTCTTGCCCTACCGACAGGCCGTGCGGATCGACACTCTCGACGGTTATCGTCGTGCCGGTCTGAGAGACAGTCCGAATACCGATCGATGGTCCATCAGCCACCAGCGTAACAGCCCCATCGACAGGTTTCGAGTTACTCGGCGTGACCGGAACTTGCGGCGAACTATCGATCTTCCATGTGTTCGCGCCGAAGGATCCCGACGTAAATGCGCTCGTGATCGTCACCGTTACGCTCGTTCCGCTAGCAACGCTCGTAATCTCGGCGACGCCCGAGCCTGCGATGATATTGCGGCCGACGTCACCATGCAGGAATGCATCAGCGCTCGTCGTTGCAGTTGCTGCTCCAGGCGATGTCGCCGAAAGCGTGATCGACGTCGGCGGCCGTATGCCGATCTCGTCGATCGGGCCCGGATCGAAGGGCGCGTCGCTGATCGTCCATGCGGTCTGCAGGATGCGCACGAGCCGCTTCATCGGCATGGACGGGTGCGCGACGAACATCGTGTCGCTGCCCTGCGCGTATTCCAGTTCGAAAAGCTTGTCGGCGGTCCACGGCGTCGCGATTTCGATCGGCGTGCCAGCCTGCTGGATCTGTCCGTCGACCGAATAGAAGCGCGCGTAGGATGCACCAAGCTCGACGAAGTACGCCTGCGATTTGCTGAACACGAAAGGAACGAGCCGCGTCGCACCCGTCGTTTTCGTGGCTGCCATCTGCCGCAGTCCAGGACGTCGACGCGCGCCACCTTCGATTTGTGGAACAGCGTTCAGCATCGTCTTCACGCCGTTCGCGTATCGGTCGAGGTCGATGTGCCCTTCGAGCGGAGGCGACAGCTCGCCCGCGTTGAAATTCGACTGGATCGTAGTGACTTTCGCCATGGCTTACCGCCCCGGTGCGCGACCAGGCGCAGTCGTGTAGCTCGACAGACGCGACTCCAGCAGTGGGAAATCGCCGATCGTCTCGGTATCGTCGTCCTGCCCGTTGATTGCCTTGGCCTGCTTCAGCAACGTGGTGAACTCGGCCGCCGCCGTCTGGGCCATCGCGGCCGACTGCGTGATCGGATACGCCAGACGCATTTTCATCGCGGCCGTCATCACGTCAACGAGCGTCGATTCCCACGTCGTTTCGATCTCGTTGCGGAAGATGTAGACCAGCGGCAGCGCCTGTACGAATGCGAGGATGCGCTGCCCTTCGGCCGTGAAATTCAGCGGGCAGCGCGCACTGCCGACTTGGATCGTTTTGAGCCAGTCGGTAGGCAGTTGGAACTGGTACGGGTAATCGAACGCGGGGGCGTCGACAAGCGGCGCGAGCACAATACGCTTCGTGCACGAGTTCCACGGGTGCGCGCGCAGCATCGCGTCGCGCACTTCCGGATAGAGGTTCGAGCACACCATCGCACGGCGCGTCGGTTCATTGAACGAGGCAATCGGCTGGTCGCCGAGTTGAAGCAGTGCGTTCGAGCAGATCGAAATGCTGCTGGTCATGGTCGGTCCTCAAACAAAAAAGCCGGGAGCAAGCGCCCCCGGCATACTTCCTACGCCGCGCCGGGAATGGCGCGGATCAGTCGTTCACGTAGTGAACCGTGACCGAGATCAGCTGACCCGGCGACGCCGGCGTCGCGGCGCCCGCGATCGTGCCGTAGACGTCGCTCTCGTACGGCGTCACGTACGTCTGACCTGCGTTCACGAGCGAGCCGGTCAGCGCCGACACGCCCTGCGCCGCGTTGATCGCGGTCGCCGCCGACAGACCGGCCGGCACCGCACCCGACTTGTCGCTCGTCTTGCGCACGCCGATCGCCAGCGTGGACGATGCCGTGCCCGCCGCGTTGTTTATCGTCACGCCCGTGATGCGCGAGCCGCCCGGAATGCGACCGAAGTAGATCGTGTCATTGATCGCGCCCGCGATGGACGTGACCTGTCCGAACATGATCCGCGATCGGCCGCCGGTTTCGTTCGGCTGCAGCTTCGCGTTCGGCGCGCCGAGCACCTTCGCCATCTGTACCGAGTTGGTTTCTGCCATGATGTGCTCCTGTTTCGTGTCGAGATCGATGCGGAGCGGCGCTCGGCGCCGCCCATCACATCACGCTCAGAACTGGTAGTCGATCGTGACGACCTTCTTCTCGTCGGTGCGCACGGCACCGTACGATTCGCCGATGTAGATCTGGATCGCGTTGCGCTTGTCGCGGCGCGGCCCGATGTCGATGTCGCGATTCAGGCCGATGCCGAACTGCGTCGACGACTTCGCGTATGCGCACGTGGTCTTCACCGTGCCGCTCGTCGCGAGTGCTTCGTACGGCACCCACGTGAAGCCGAGCCAGTGACCCGACAGCTTGCCGTCCTGCAGCATCTGCACAGCCATGAAGTCGGCCGACGTGAGCGTCGTGTCGCTCAGGATGTCCTCCAGCATTTCGGCGTCGTACAGCATGTACAGGTCTTCGCCGTTCTGCTCGTCGGCCTCGTTCTTGCGGAACAGCTTCTTCGCCGTGATCAGCTTCGCCTTCGTCATGCCGACGCCGCCGTCGAGGATCTTCTGCGAGGACGGCAGCGCGATCGAGCCGTACGGCAGCGCTTCCCCCGCGCGCGTGATCGACGTGCCGATCAGCGACTGGTAGATCACGGCGTCCTTCTTGCGGTTGAGCGCGGCCAGGCCGTTCTGCATGTACGTGCCCTGCGGGTTCGCCTTCAGCTTCGGCAGGTCGTACTTGTCGATCGGAGTCGACCAGTCTTTGTCCTGCATGAGAGCGACGCGCGTGTCGTTCGGGTTGTCGTTCCAGACGGTGTCCGACAGGCGCGACGTGACGTCGTTTGCCTCGGTCGCGCCCATGTTGTTCGCAGTGAAGCTGGAGCCCGTGACGTCGCCGTAGTTGCTGACGGTTGCCTGCAGCCGCGATTCCTTCTGCTGCGCGGCCATGATGTAGCCGTCGGCGAACTGCTGCACGAAGGCTTGGGTGATCGTTTCGTTGTTCGTGCTCATGGTGAGAGAACTCCCAAAAGGTTCGATGTCGTCTTTCCGCCTTCAGGGTGTTCCGCGTGTCGCGGGCCTGTTACGGGCTCACGTCGGCGAACGTGCGCTTCCGGGCTCATCGGGTGTTCCGCGCGCCACCGCGGGCCGAATGCGTTGCATCTTCGGCCGACGTGCCTGTCGGAATCCCGACCAAATCGAGCGCGCATAAAAAAGCCCCGCCGAAGCGGGGCAAGTTGTCTGCTGCAGTTTGTCGTCAGACGATCGGCGTGTTGCCATATTTGCGGTTGTAGAACGCGTCGATCCGCGCCCGCGTCGCCTTGTGGTCCGGGTGTTTCGGGTTCGTGTTCGCCTCGGAGATCATCAGCTTCTTCACATCGTCTTCGGACATGAAGCCGCCCGCGCTGCCGTTGGTCGGCGCGTCCTCGGCGAACTCCGGGCCGAGCGCAGCCATGATCCGGATGAACGTAGGATTGTTCGCGAGACCAGCCTTTTCGAGATCGTCGAACGACATGTCCGCGGCCTTCGCGACTGCGCTGCTTGCGCGGAACGCGAGGCCCACGTTCTTCTGGAACGTCGCATCGTCGCCCCACGTCTTGCGCAGGTCCGCCGTCGCCGATTCGCTGCTGTACTGCTGGCCGCCGGCCACGAGACCCGGGACGACCGAGAAGTATTTCGCCATGACGCCGTCGAACTGTTTCTGCGACAGCCCGAGCGCGTGCATGTCCGCGCGAAACTCGGTGAACAGCTTGTCGTTATTCAGGTCGCCGACCGCATCCTTGAACTGTTCCGGAATCGTCACCTGGTACTCGGCGGCGGCGGCCGGCGGCGCGCCACCGTCGACCATGCGTTTCGACAGCTCGCCGTAGCCGCCGGCCAGCTTCTGCGCGGACGCAGTGAGATCGAGCGCGCCGTCGGCGCCGTTCACGCGGTATTTCTCGGGCAGCCAGTCGAAGCCACCTGCGCCGGCCGCGGAAGCACCGCCAGCCGCGCCCGCTCCTGCACCCGCTCCTTCGCCGCCAGCGCCGGCCCCGGCCGCAAGCGCTGAACCGCCGCCGGAAGCTGATGCTCCGCCCCCACCTTCGCCGCCGGCCGCAGCAGCACCACCGCCTGCGCTACCGCCGTCGCCGCCGGCAGCATCCATCAGCACGAATTTCCTGAAGAACATGAGACCTCCGTTATGCCGCGGCCTTCACGGCGGTGAGCGCACCGGCCGATACGATCGCGGTGGCCGGGCTGTTGAGGGTTGCGTTTCCGGACGACGTCGTGCCGTCCGACTTCTGCAGCGTCATCGTGACGCCGTTCGCGACGATGGCATCGGTGGCGGCCAGCGTCACCACGCCGTTCGTCGCGGTCAGGTTGCGCGTGACCGTGCCTGCCGAGTTCTGCACGGTGACGGCACCGCTCGGCGCAAGCGCGGCCCATGCGCCCGCCGTCTTCTTGTAGACGACGAGCGTCACGGGATCGATCGTCACGTCGCCGTTCTCGCCGACCTGATCTTGCGGCTTGCCGCTGTAGTACGGCACGCCGTACGGTTTGTCGTCGGTGCGCGGCGCGCCGTAGGCGATCCAGCCGCTGCCGGTAAGTTGCGAGGTGCCGGACATGTCACTCTCCTTCGGGTTCTGCGCCGTTGGCGCGGTTGATCATTCGCAAAATGTGCTCGACGGTCTCGCGGCGGCCGAGGCGGAATGTGGTCTCGCGCTCGCCGTCCTGGCCGCCGGAAACGAACACGGCTCCGGTGAAGCGCCGCACGAGGTCGTCGAGCACGAGCGCGCCGACCGGGCTCTCGAAAACGACCCGATAGTCGTCCGGCGTCGCGCGCTGCTCGACGGGTGCCCCTTCGATCTGCGCTTTCATTGGTTCGCCACCATGCGGCCGGCGGCCGCGCTACCCATCGATTTCATGACGTCGCCCTGCACTTCCATGCCCATCTGCTGCTGCGCTTGCTGCGCGGCGGCCTGCTGCTTCTTCTGGCGGAACGTGGCGACGTCCTTGACCGGCCGCATGATCGCGTCCGGCACGCCGAGGTTCTTCGCGGTCTGGCGCACGGCTTCGTCGGTGTCGACGTTGTCGATCGCGCTCTGGTCGACCTGCGCAATCACGGTCAGGTCGCCCATCAGGCGCTCGATCGCGGAGACTTCCTCCAGCTTCTGTGCGCGTGCCAGCGGCGACTGGTACTGAACCGCAAAGTTCTGCCCGCCGAGCGACGGCGGCGGCGGCGGGAACACGCCGGCCCGGTATGCGAGGCCGAAGCAGCGCGCGATCAGCGGCTGCAGGTACTCGGCCTGCAGGCGGCCGTAGATCGGACCGAGCAGTTGCCGGATCAGGTCGACGCGCACATGCACTTCGGTCGCGGTCATGGCCGGGCCGTCCTGCGGCTGCAACTGGTCGGCCATCAGCGTCTTGCGAATCTGCCCCTGCAGTTTCTCGATGCGCGTCTCGGCGAGCTGGAAGTTCGATGACGGCTGCAGCGGCTTCATGCTGTCGACGCTGTTCGCGACGATCACCTTGCGCGGGCCGACCTTCACGGTGCGCGGATTCAGCACGCCGTCGTCCTCGGCGATCCACATGCCCGACACGGCGAGGTCGAGGTTCGCGTATTCGAGCTTGACGATGTCGTTGAGCGTGCGGATGTCGGGCAGCGCGTCGAGCAGCGGGCCGACGCCGTAGACGCTGTTCGGGATCTTCTTCCAGCGCGCGACCACGACCGGCATTTCGTGATAGCCCGACTCGCGGATGACGTACTTGTGGTTGCATGCGAACGTCACCGACGCGATCGGCATGTTCTTCGCGCGCAGCGCACCGACGATGTACACGTCGCGCGGGTAGATCGCCTGGCACAGGTCGATCAGCTCGTCGGGCTTCGTCTTCGCCTTGTCGATGATCTCGGGCGGCAGCGAGTCACCGCGCTGCTTGAAGTCGGTCACGCACTGCTCGGCGGTCAGCTGGTAGCAGCGGAACACGATGTCGACCGGGCCGCCCTGCTTCGATGCTGCGCAGTACACGCCGGCCATCGGCCAGTGCTCGAAGTACAAGCCGCCGGTGTCGCGGTTCTCGTCGACGTACAGCGCGAACCAGCCGGCCATGCAGTCGGCGATGCCGTCGGCCGCCTCGCTGTCGAAGTTCGCGCTGTGGATGTTCTGCCACAGCACTTCGCTTGCCTCATCGAGCCAGCGCTCGCCGTCGTCATCGGCCCCATTCACGGTCATCGTGAACCAGAGCGAGTTCGCAGGCGTCATGCCGGACATGATCGACGCCTCCAGCGTGCGTTTCGCATCGGTCGCCGTCGAGTCGAAGATCAGCGACACGGCCTGCGCGATCTGGTTCGCGTCCATCATCGGGCCGTCGAGCCCGGATGCACGCACCGGATCGGTGAGCATGAAGCAGTTGCGCCAGACCAGCTCGTGGATCTGGCGCTTCGACTTCAGGGTTTCGAGACGCTTCGCGAGGGTTTCGCCGAGGCTGTCGATCATGGCTTACTGGCCGAGAGAGGATTTCGCGGAAGCGAGGACGGACGACGAGCCGGTGCCGCCGGTGCCCGTGCCTGCGCCGGTCGACAGAAGGCTCTGCGACGCGCGCCGCTTCTTGTCGGCCGCCGCCTGTTCCTGTGCGGCCTGCGCTGCCTGCGCGTCAGCCGTACTGCCCGCATTCGATGCGGATGTCGTGGTCGAGGCAGAGGGAACGATGGAACCGCGGTTGCCGCCGCCGAAAAGGCTACCGATAGCGCCGAGGATGTCGCACATGTCCGCCCCCGTTACTTGAAGTTGCGCGGCAGTTCGCGCGGCTTCGACGGAACGATCCAGCCCTGCTGCGTGAGCACCGGGCCTGCGATTTCCATCGGGTCGATCTCGTCGCGGTGCGGAAGCTTGCGCTCGGCCGGCTTGCCAGTGGCGGCCATGCCTGCTGCAACTGCTGCAACTGCCTCGCGCTGCTCGCGGCGCGCGGTGACGGCGGCGAGAGCAGCCTTGCGCGCCGTCTCCTGCGACGGCAGTTCGCCGGCACCTGCGAGAGATTGCTCCAGTTCCTTGCGCTTTTTGCCGACCATGTCGTCGCGCACCTGCGGATCGACCGCAGCCCATTCCTCGGCCGACATACCGCTCGTTTCGAATGCGCCGATCACGATCTCGGCGAGCGGCACTTCGCGGCCGGCGATGGTCAGCACCGCGTCGGTGTCGGCACCGACGATGGGCGCGGGGCCGTCGTCGGTCGGCATGACTGCGGCCGCGCCGGGCACCTGCGTTGCGTAGGTTCGTTTGGTGGACATTCCTGCACCTCCATGGATGGTGCAGGCGAGTATCGGGCGCGCGGGGTGTCGGATTCCCGTCTATCGCAGGGATTCGGATACGGACGGCATGCGCTGAACGGTGGGCGCGTCGTCGGGCGCGTTTCCCGTGACCTGGGCCCATAGCTTCAGCAGCGTGACGCCCGCGTAGTGCTTCGGCTCGGCGCCGAGGTTGCGATAGCCGAGCAGGGTCGTGCGCGGGATCTGCGTGTACTGCGCGATCTCAGCGAGGGTGAAGTCGGCCCGCCGCACATCCTCAAGGACGCGGAACCAATCGACGGCGCGGGCGGGCTCGACTCGGGTCATGCGTTACAGGGCGTCCACGAAGGCGCGCAGGCGCGATTGCAGGTCGCCGAGCACGATAGCCTCGCCGGCTTCGAGCTTCTGCAGGATCGACTCGGCGTGCGGCTTCGCTTCCGTGGCCGAGTTGTACAGCCCCTGCCACTTGATGACGCGCTCCTGCTCGTCCATCACCTGTTGCTGGAGCGCGGCGATCCGCGAATTTGCAGCATCGAGTTCAGCGCGCAAGGCAGCCGCCGCGGTGTCGCCGCCTTGCGATGCATCCTGCGCAGACGATGCAATGTCGCTTGCGGATTGGCCGGCCGCAGGCGACGCAGCGACGTTTGGGTCGTCACCCGACGAGGATTGGGAATCCGCACTCGTCGAGGGCAACGACTCCCCCACTGCGGCCGCGCCAGCCTCCGTAGCTGCGGACGAAATAGCCGCGTTTTCGGCCGAATTACCGCCGGCCGAATTACCCGTCGAATCTGCGGCAATTTCGGCCGCTTCGGTGCTGCTCGGTGCTACGTTGATGTCGCTCATGCTGCTCTCCGTTGGTGCTGCTGGTTGTCGCGCCAGTCGAGGAACGGCAGGCGCAGGAAGTGGTGAAAGCGATCGATCGCGTGCGCGTCGGTCGCGAGTTCGCGGCGCGACTCGACCTTGCAGACGATGCGGATGAACTGCGCAGCCTGATCGACCGTGACCGGCTCGCCGTTGACGAAGCCGCCGACCCATTCGCGGAACAGCTGGTCGCGCGTCAGGTTGCAGGCGAGGTGGAAGGCGTTGAGGCGAGCGGCCATCAGTCGCACTCCCCGCCGTCGCTGTCGGCCTCGTTCAGGGGCGCCTGCAGGGCTACCACGGCGCGCAGCTCGCGCACCGCGTCAGCTGGCAAGTCGATGTCGTAGGGCTCGCGTGCGCCGAGGAATGGCTCGGCGGAAATACGGCTCAGAAACGGACTCGGGGTATCGAGAATGCCCGTGACGGCAGCGACGATGGCAGGGCTGAACAAGTCGACGATCATGTCGCACCTCACGTCAGATGACGCTGCGCCCACCGCGCGATCAGGATCGCGTCAGCGCGGCCGTCGTGTTTCGCCAGAGGGCAGAACGCCTGCCCGTACAGCTCGCGCGCGATGCGCAGGCTTTGGCGCTTCGTGTCCTCGGTCTCGGTGCGCTTGATGCCATAGAAGCCCTGCCACGTGCGCGGCGCGACGACTTCGACCGCGTAGCCCGTCAGCTCGCACACGGTCATGATCACGGCCTTCGTCGCTTCGAGCGATGCCATGGTCTGCACGGAGCCGCCCGCGAAGGTGTTCAGCGCCTCCATGACGACGATCACGCTGTCGCTCGCGGGGATCAGGTCGCGCAACGTGCGCTGCAGCACATGCGGGTCGACCTCGTTGCGCACCTTGCCAGTGCCCTGCTTCTTGCGCGTCGGCATGTCCGCGATGCGCAGTGCGCCATTGTGGTCGAGCGCGGCGAGCGCGCCGGAAATGCCCGGGTCGATTCCGAGGGTCAGCATGCGCCCTCCGGAAACGTCGGCAGCGGCATCCAATGCGACGGCACAAGCCCTACGGGGCGATTCGGCGTGAATGCGCACTCGATCCAACCGAGATCACGCAGCCACCATCCGATCACGATCGAGCTTGCTGTCGCGAGCCGGGCGCGCGCGAACAGAAGCATCGGCGTGCCGTCCAGAGGCGCAGTCTCGATCGGTTTCCAGTCACCATGACCTTTGCATGCCCCCATCCCGTTCAGCGCATGCACCGTAGCGCGTATGCAGTTCTCTGCGAAATCCTCGATCGACAATTGACGCCCCGCCAGTCGTTCGCGTCTCGCAATTCCGGCAGAAGCAACCGCGACTGCAGCGACCGTCTCGTCGCTCAAATGCGCGCACGCGTGCGCGTCGTTCGTGTGCACCGTGCTCATCGCGTCCTCCCGAACGCCGTGTACACGCGGAAGAAACCATCGGGATAGCCGCGGTGGTAGTCGTTGCGCGAGACACGCGCGCGGAATCCGCGCTCAAGGCGGAAGTGGTAAATCCCGATCCGGATGTTGAACAGGTCATTGCTCATCGTGGGCTCCAATCTCGTACTGCTTGCCGACCTCGCGCGTCAGCTCGATCAGCTGGTTCTCCGCCGCGAGGATGTCGGCGTAGCTGCCGCCAGTGCGGCGCAGCAGCTTCACGCGGTCGACGATCGCGGCGTGTTGGTTGAGGACGGACGTGACGGCGATGCTGCTCGCCGACGAGCCGCGGAAGTGGCAGCAGCAGAACCACTTTCCGGACACGCCGAACGAGCCGAGCATCGGGCAGCCCTGGGCCGCGCAGGTTTCGCCGGTCACGCCGTCCATGCTCATGCGTGCGCCGTGAGGTATTCGGCGACGCGTGCGGCGGCGAGATCCTTCGCATCGGCCGTTGCGGCGGCGTCGCGTGCGGCGTGCGCTGCGCGGATACGGTCGAGCTTCTCGCGCGCGCTCGGGATGCCGCCGACCAGCGCGCGCAGGCGAGCTAGGTTGCTCTCGGCCACCTTCGCATCGAACGAATCGACGGGCGCGGCGAGCGCCGGAACGATCGCCTGCGCGTGCGTCAGAGCCAGGCGCCCAGAGCGCACGGCCTCGGTCACGACGGCTTCGCGCAGGTCCGGATCGTGGCCGAGCGACGTGATCCACTGCGCCGGCCGGCACTCCGCGCGGGCGCGCTCGACGGTGCGTTCGTACGCGGCCTTGAACGCCATGCGCGCGCCGACCTCATCACCGCCTTCGAGCACGGGCAGCGCGATCGCGAATGCCTCGGCGCATTCCTGCGTCCACACGACGGTGTCGCGCTCGTCGCGGCTGCGCAGCGCGATCGCCCACGCCTCGTTGGCGTCGGGCCGGCCGTCGGATTCGCGCGGCAGGTGCTTCAGCAACGCGGCGGGCGTCGGCGCGAACTCGCTCATCGCGACGTGGCACGAGATCGCACGCAGCACCGCGTCGAGCGGATACGGTTCGAGCTGCTTCCAGAAAACGCCCATGACGTCGGGCTCGGGCAGCGGCTGGCGCGCGGTCTTGTGCGCGAGCTTCAGCGCGTCGACGAAGGTGCGTTTGTCGTTCGGGGTCATGGGTCAGGGCTCCATGTCGATGACGGTGGGATCGGGTTCGGCGTGGCCGTTCAACCACGCTTCGGCGTTGCGGTCGCTGATCGCGTTGCGCTGTTCGGCGGCGCTCTGGCGCGCGGGTCGCGCGTTGCCGCCGCCGGGCCGCGGCGGTTGCGCAGCGTCGGCATGCCAGCGCGTCGCGATCGACAGCACGTAGGCCGGCGGGATGCGCTCGTTCGGCTTCGAGGTTTTCGCCTCGACGCATGCAGCGCGGATCGTTTCCGGCGTCACGCCGCGCTCGGCGGCGGCGATGATGCGCGGGTCGTGCGGGGATGCCTCGATCGAGTGCTCACGCATCGCAGCGGACAGTTCGCCGGGTTTCACGCGCTCGCGTGCGAGGGTGTCGGCATAACGCGCGCTGTGTTCCCCCTGTGGTTTCTGGCTTATGGTTTCTGGAGTCTGGCTGTTGGTAGCCGTAACGTTATGCGTAACGCCCGTTATGCCATCCGTAACGCGTGACGCTTCAGGCGTAACGCGTGACGTCTCAGTTGCGCGTAACAGTGCGTCGTGCAATTCGTCCATCGAGGCGTCGAAACGCATCGTCACGCCGAGATCACGGAGACGGTCGAACATCGCCTTGCGCCGCTCGCGGTACTGCTTCTGGCGCATCGCCTTGCCGGAACGCGGAGCTTCTCCATCGCCCTCCTGCTGGCCGCCTGCGGCGTGAATCTCGCGCTCGCAGCGCTGCTGCACCCATGTCCCGTCGACAAGCTCGAAGAACTCGCCGAGCACGACCTTCAGCGCGGACAGCTCGTCGCGCGCGCGGGCGCCGATCAGGCGCGCTGCCTGGTCATCTGGAATCCCGGCCTCGCGCGTGTAGTACACGTCGAGCAGCCGCGTGTAGACGCCGTGTTCGAGCAGCGACAGGTGCGCGGTGTCCTTCAGGTAGTCGCCGATGTGGCGCTTGTAGAAGTTCATGGCGCGCCCTCGTCATCCGTCCCCGACTGTCCCGCTTTGGGCCGCGTCTCGAACTCGATCACGGCCGGGTGCATCACGCCGTATGCGCTCTTGAGCACGTGGTAGCCGAGGTAATCGGGCGTCGACACGCCCTGCTTCGCCGCTTGCGTCGCAAGGTCAGCCGCTGCGGCCAGCGGCAGCAGCACCGGCTGCTCTACGCGGTCGCCGCTCATGCGCGCACCTGCGGGCCGATCTGTCCCACACCGGCACTGACGGCCACGAGCTGCGCCGGCAAAGTTCCGACTGCGCCGAACAGCATCAGCTCGGTGAGCCGCGCCAGCGCAGCCGAATCGCTATCGATGCCGTGCAGAGCCTTCCACGTCTGCAATGCCTCGTACGCGGCGTCGCGCAGGCGCGTCTTGACCTCGTTCCGGTACTCGGCCCGGGTCGCCTTCGTGGTTTTCATGCGGCCACCTGGGCGGGTTCGGGTTCGTTCACGCGAGCGCAGTCGGCCGGCGTGACGAGCCCGTTGGTAATGGTCTGGATCTGCAGCGCCTGGTCGAGCGTGATGCTCGTGCGGCCGCGGAACCACTGGCTGACCTGGGACTGGCTGACAGGCGGGTTGAGCATCGCGCCGAGCGCGCCCTGAGTGAGCTTGTGCTCGCGCATGTACGCATCGAGTCGCATAGCGCCTCCGTAGTAGCAATGCTCCTATTGTAACTAAGAAGCGATGCTTTTCAAGTGTCCCGTAAGAAAAGTAGCCGCGCTAATAGAATCGGATCATGGAAAAGAACCCCAAGCGCCGCGAACTCACGGCGAATGAACTGCAGGATGTAGCGCGGCTGAAGGCCGCGTGGCTGGCGTACAAGGATCGCAACGAAGGTGCGACGCAGGAATGGCTCGGACGCGAGACCGGTATCGGGTCTCAGGGTGCCGTGGGCCAGTATCTGCGCGGCGTTATCCCGCTGAATCTGCCGGCTCTGCTGTCGTTCGCCCGCGTGCTTGGGGTCAAGCCGTCCGACATCAGCCCGACGCTCGCGAGCCTCGTGCGCGCGAGCGACGAGTCGCCGGGCACTCCCATCATTCCAATCGAAAGCGGCGCCGAGACGCCCGACGGCTACGTGGCAATTCCCCGATACAACCTCCAGTGCGAGGCCGGCAACGGCCATATCCAATGGGAAATCGAACGAGAGAGCGAACCGCATACGTACTCTCTACGGTTCCTCCGAGAAATGGGTATCAAGCCCGAGAACGCGCGGCGCGTGAAGATCGTCGGCGACAGCATGGAGCCGCACCTATACGACGGCGAGTCGGTTCTGATCGACTGCGCCGACGTCGCGATCCGTGACGGCAAGGTCTACGCTCTGCGGTATGGCGACGGCTTCCGCGTGAAGCGCATTCTGAAGAAGTACGATGGGTCGCTTGTGCTGGTGAGCGACAACAAGAAATACCCAGAAGAAACCATCAGCGCCGAGCAGGCGGCGCAGTTCATAACCATTCTCGGCCGCGTGCGCGATCGCAGCGGATCGGGCGGACTGGAGTAGACCATGCGCACACGCTACAAGGCGGCCGCTGCCGCGTTCCTTTTCGCGACGACGATCGGCGCACACGCCGAAATCACGACCGGCGCGAAGCTGCAGGAGTGGCTGTCGTCCAACGACGGTGCTCTGCACCTGGCTGCGACCATGTATATCGTCGGCGTCCTCGATGATGACGGCGTGCTGCAGGCAGCCGAAATGAAGGGGCTCATGAAGCCAGATCAAGCACCGCGCCACCTCTGCGCATCGGGCAAAGCAAAGGGGCCCGAGCTGCAGCAGTCCGTCGTCCGCATGCTCAACGAGCGGCCGGAGCTGAAGCGGATGCCGGCCGTGCTCGCGGTGCGCGCGGCGCTCGCGCGCGACTATCCCTGCAGCTGACCGATGCGTGCGCTCGCCTTCCACATTGGTTCGTTCGTAATCTTTGCGGTCCTAATAGCCGCGTCCGGTTACACAAGCGTCTGGATCGGCCGAAAGACCGGGCGATGGTGGATCGGCCTGATCTGTTTTTTCGCGCTGTTCTACGGCAGCACGACCTATCTCGCGTTTGATGGATTGCCGCTGCCGAGCGGCGAATACGGCGAAGACTGACCCAATAGCCCGCAATCGCGGGCTTTCTTTTTCCCACAAATAGTAGCAATGCTCTTGACATTAAAAGCAGCGCTGCTACTATAGCCTCCAGAAGCAACGCTTTTAGAGAGGCCACCATGCTCCACCACCACCCGATCACCCCGCGCGCGCTGCCGTCGGCTGCTGACGTCTTCGCGTTCGAGCTGAAGCAGCGAATCTTGGCGAACGGCGCACGTCTGGCCGTCGCGTTCGACGACAGCGGCGCGCGCATGCAGAACGCGATGTGCCGTGAGTTGTTCGACGCGACGGGAGAGGTTTTCGCTGCCGGTTCGTTCGTACGCGTGGGTGGCTGAAATGCTGCGCCACCAACCCCTCACCACAATCACCCCGCGGCGCATCGCGGCCCTGCACGAGTATCGCGTCGACCACGAGATCGCGCGCGATGAGGCTATTGCCGAAGCGATGGAAGCCGCGCGCGACCGCGGCACCGAGATCGCAGTCGCAGAGCTGATTGCAGCTGCACGCCGTACGGCGAAGGCGCTGGAAAACGAGCCGGCCGAAACGCGCGCGCGCATCTTCGTCGCGCACTTCTGCGGTTCGATCCAGCCCGGCTTTCTTGATCTCGCGAAAGAGATCGCCGCGGCGGCCGGCATGGCCCATCTCTACGCGGACGGTGAGTGACATGACCACCACCCGCCTCCTGATCGGCGCCGTTGCGCTGCTGATCCTCGCCGCTGTCGTGATCGTGCGCGCAATCGCACGCGTGAATCGCGACGACCACCACCGCGGCTGAGCCGCGCACCACACCGAGGGACCATATGAATACCACGAAGCATACGGGCGGCCCCGCGTTTCCGTCCACCACGAAGACGTACATCGCCGATGACGGCGACACGATGCACCAAGGCGCGAACGGCATGACGCTCCGCGACTACTTCGCGGCGAAGGCGATGCAGGGCATGTGCGCGCAACCCGACACGTGGGGCCTAATGGTTCCGCAGATCGCCGAGCGCGCGTACGTGATGGCTGACGCCATGCTCCGCGCACGAGGTGCGGCATGAACGAGATCAAGCACACGCCGGGGCCGTGGGAAACGAACGGCCTGCGCATCTGGGCGAAGGTGATGTTCAGTGATTCGCAAGCGCTCGAA